GGCAGTAAAAAATTACAAACCTATGGCGTTGCTGCTATAGCACAGCAAATGTGTTTGGATTTTACTGTAGACACAGTTTACAAAAATTTAGCGCCTTTGATTGATAACAAGTACGTAGAAAATAACATAGTTTACACCACAGCTCGTAACTGTATTGATCATCCTGGTGAGTTTTATCTTATTCCTCAAGCGCCCTACATATCCACACTGGCCATGCCTGTATATCTTGCGGCATTTGACGGGCATAAAGAAATTTATTTGATTGGCTATTGTAATGATACACAAAGTGATAGATCTAATTGGCAAGACGAAATTGCTGACATTATGTCGGCCTACTCAGAAGTAAAATTTACCATTGTTGGACCTGAAAATAACATACCAGAAAAATGGTTGGCCAAATCCAACACTGGCATCTACAGCTACAATGAATTTATCAGCTACTGTGACGTATAAAGCTGTTGTATAGTAGCAATTTTTTGACGTACAGCATCAAAGTTTATGGTTGACCATAGGCCAGGATGCATGGGTTTAGGATTGGTACCTGAATCAATCCAAGCATAACCTGCGTGTTCCTCATTCAGCGTAGGCACAAACTCCTTGGCAACTACACAGAAAAAAGTATGATAAGCAAAAACGCCATCAGGTGAAGTAAACTTTTCCAGCGGCATTAGCTTGACATACTCAGGCCAAGCGCCTAATTCTTCTTCACACTCGCGAATCATAGCGGCCATCATTGACTCACCTGGTTCCATTTTGCCACCAGGCAAGCCCCAAGAATTTGGATGCTTGGGATCATTGCGCATGAGATAAAGATAACGGTTGGTCTGTTGAGAGAAGAACCAAATGCCTACAGCACTGACCTGTTTTAAATGATTAGAGCCCATTGGCCACCTGGATAGAGACCTTGATAGGATTTAACCCACCCTTCGCCAATCCATTTATATTGGATTTCTGTTGTAAGATTAGTAACATATTGGGTATTTACTTGACTTGAGGCACTATCAAAAGAAACCAACCAGCGCGATCCATCGTATTCAATAATATCATTTGGGCGAGCTATTAGGATTTGATCCATGGTACCGGCCCAGGCGGCAGCATAACCGCTGTCACTGCCTGTGGCTTCTGTTAGTAAGTAACGTTGTCCTAGCTGGGCTGCTGGTAAACCTTGTCCTGGCCCAGATACCAAGGGATTAATGACTGAATTAATTGGGGCCAATGTATTGGCTGGCACAGATTCTTCAATGGGGGTAAACAGTAAAAAGCGATCATCTGTAGGATCAAACGCCACAGTACCATAGACTTGACTGCCGTCTTCCTGTGTCAAGGCTACCATACTAATACCAGGACGTAGTGTGCCATACAAACCAACAATAGGAGTCCACAACAAATTGCTTGCTGCGTCAATGTCAGGTGGTGGCAGTTGATAGTTTTGCTCATCTACACGAGCTGCTTGTGCTAAAATTTGTAGTTTGTTGCCAATCAATACTGTCTGATAGCCATAAGGTGTAATGTACTGACGTGTGCCCAATAATAAATCATTGTTGCGAATAGCGTTGACCATATCACCTGATCCGTCAAATACTGATGCAATAATTTGTTCAACAACACCTAACTTCTTGACCTTGGCAGGCAAGCTCAACCATACAGGAAGTGTAAATTTAATAGTTGCGATGTCAATGGGATCTTCTGTTCCAATAGGAATTTGACGTGAACTAAAACCAGTTGAGACCAATTCAACCATTGACAAACTGGTCCAATCCAAAAAGTTATCTGTTGACTGTATTTCTAACGCAGGATTGAACAAGGGCAGGATCTGTTCTAATATTTGAAACTTTTGATTGGTGTTTGACGTCCAAATATCTAAATTAATAGATAATTTGTAAGGCGCAGGCATATAACGATCGATAGTAAAGGCATTGCCTTGTGTTTGTTCATAGGTACCGGTGTTCTCATCATAGGTGCGTTGGCGCACATTAACAGTACTGACAAAGTTAGGATTCTGCATCCGTGGGCGATCAAAGTCCAGGCCAGTGATATAAAATGTCATGATTGGAGTAGCCGGCATATTGTTGGCTGAATTTTCTTGCAGTATTGTCTGTGCTTGCCGCGAAGCATCACCATAGCGTACAGGCACACGATATAGTGTATCGCCTGACCCTGCTACACCTGATTCATTGCGTCCAAACTCAACACTGAATCCTGAAAACATACGGGCAAACTGTATTAGATAGCGGCGTATTTGTTGGTCGTAAAAGAATTGCTGTGCCATGGTTATCTTCCTGGAGGTCTTGGTTTGGGTGGTTTGTTACCGCCGTCATTGCCATTGTCTGCCAAAGGTTTGAGCAACTGGCTAAGACTTTGACGACTTGGAATATTACCTTGGTCACTGGTACCAACTGTGTATGGATTATTAACAAACGAACTGCGCTGTGTAAGATTATCCAAGCCCCAATCCAGCGGTGTGTGCAAATCATCTTGTACTTTGACCCACATGGTGCCACTGAATCTAAATAAACGATTTGGAAAGTAGTCTAAACGTAGGCAGTAGTCGCCTGTGACTGGATTATGAGGAAATGATACGCCCGGAGTAACTGGCAAACCATTTGGTGGTAGCGGACCACCTTGTAAATAACCTATGGCATAGCCATAATTTTCAGGCGATGTTCCTTCGCCTGGCTGTGTACCATCTGCTGTGACTGATGAATCACCAGCAAACAAGCCGCGGCCACCTGGTTGCTCGTCAGGGTTGGTAGGCAAAATATAAAATGACACATCGTCATATCCACTGGTTGGAACATCTGCGTTGGCCTGAATAACCAATGCGTCATTGATAGCAAGGTCTTTGTTCTTGGTAGACATGGCGTCACCAATGGTAGTAGGATTAGCGACCAATGCCCAGTAGTTGGGATCTAAAGAATCTGTTCCAGCAGGAACATTTTTGGTTGCTGTATAATATTGATCACCAACTAAAACTGTATCACCAGCTGGATAAAAATTACCTGGATCCCAGATATTGTCTGGCATGAATGCCTGCCCAGTAATTTGTGCATACTCTTGAGCATTGACCATAGGTGTTGCCTTGACCCGCCACAAGTGAGGCAACCAAGTTTGACTGAATCCTTCAGCGGCATAAGCAGCATCTTGAATAACATAAAATTTAGGTAGGGCACGAGCCACATTGCCTAAAGGAAAGTAATCTTTCAAGTTGGGTAGTTCTAACACGTCGCCTGACATTAGTTTACGCCCCATGGTGTCAATCATATTATTGTAATGAAATGTAATGAATAGTGTATCATTGTTCAAAAACAAGCCAAACTGTGTTAGATTAAAATCAATATCTGATTGTGTATAGGCTCCGCGCATCTGATAAATGTTGGTATCGTAAGCACGGTCGCGGTTTTCTAACAGCAGCAAGTCTTCAATGAACAGGGGATTTTCATGACTATAGTTAGGTAGAGTGGCATCACCATTTCCTGGTGCGGCTTTGGGATCTACAATAGGGCCAAGATATTTGTGAATATACATATCTACGCCGCCAACCGTGTACATTTCGTAGATAACTTTATCTAAGTACTGGTAATCGTTAGTGCGGTTTGGCCGCCATAGGCTTAATCTTGGCATAGTACACTATTTATCGCTTAAAAGGTTGACCAAAAATACCAAAAAGCTATATAATACTAGTATGGATAGTATTTTAGACCGTTTAAATTGCTTGGAAACACAGATAGCCACCGTAAAAAATAAGGTGGCTTATCGTGATTTGCGGGCCATGCTTAAACCTATAGATCGTACTATTACAGAAATGAGCAAAGAGGATGTAGAGTGTCGCCGTATGAAAAAGACCACTACCCGTTATAGAGAATTAGAAACGCAGGCAAATGAATTACTATCCAATTTAGAGCAAATGGTTACCTTTGCCGCTCTTATCAGTTGACATCCACTAACTTATCATATACACTACAGACTATGGCTAAAAACGAAAACACAATTAAAAGACTGAACCCTAAAGGTGCCGAGACCAAATATGTTGGTTTTGAACCAGAGTGGCATAT